GCCAAAAAGAGAACTTAGTGCCCTCGCGTAACTGGCTCGGTCAGCGCCCAGTACACATGGATGCCTCTACCGGAGTTAACCAGTATAGGTTTGGGTAGACCAATTAGTTTGCAGAAGCGTTGTAACTCCTGCATACCCGTAGCCTGATCAACATACCCATCGGGGCGACCAGTCTTAGGATTGATCTCCGATTTGTCTTCGCCGCAATCAATATCCAACCAAAACGCTTTGAGGGCTTTGACGTTATCTTTTAAGCGGTTCTTATTTGTCTCGAACTTGGCGACGCCAAAGTACACATTCCATTTATTCTGGACGTACTCTTGCGTTCGTGTATCTAATTCTTCTCTTGTAGCAACCAACTCCTGACGAACATCATCACCTCGTATGCACAGTAATGCAAACCACCCATCGGGCGGCTGAACAATACTTAAAAGGTCAACGTTGGTCATGGTCAAAAAAGGGGGATTGCTCCCCCAAAGGCTCCTCTTCTAAGCCGACTGTTATTTGGTTATGCGTGCTAAGTAACGGGTAACTAAGTCAACCATCATGGGCTGAGGCGAACTCTTTCCCATGAACCAGTTGTACAAAGTCTGCCGACTGACGCCCAGTGCACTTGCAACCGTGCTTACTGAGATGTCCCCCTTGATGCACGCACGCCCTAGCCGCACACCAAGGTTTTCCTTGTCAGCCTGTTTGTTTAGCGCAACCAGTTTCGCGCTATACCCGTAACTCATTACTCGTCAGCCCATTTGCTAACAACATCAGCAAGATTGACCTTTTCCTTTGGTGGCTCAGGTTTCTTGACCGTGCGCTTAACAGGCTCCTCAATAACTTCGTCTTCCGGCTCATCAGAGCGAGATACTTTTTCAACAGGTTTGGGCGCAGCCTTCTGTTCAATTGCCGGGGGCTGCTTCTTTACACCGTCTGCTTGCGCAACGGTAATCATGGTGTACATCTTGGTCTCAGGCTTAGACTGAGCGGCCCGGACTAATTCGTACTCCTCATCGCTAACATTACGCAACGGAGTAAACAGCAACTCCATAGAATCCGCATTCAGATCATAGGAGATGTTAGTCACTACGTTATCGGGCGACTCGCCGTTAGCAAGAAGGTACTTGATATAGGACTCGAACGGATGCACATTGCCCGTGCCCTTACCAAACAAAGACTTGGCGGGGACATTGAACTGATACACATCGCCTGAGTTATCGCCCTCAACTAACACAGAGATACGACGTTGGAAGCGGCAAGCACGACCACCCTGTTTGCCTGAACCCTTGATGTTCTGAGGGCAGTCAGCGCAGTTTGTATGCTGTTTATTTGCCGCCGCCGCTTCGGGCTTGTCACCCAAGTTAGACCAACAGTCGGGCAGAGTAGGCGCCGCATTGGGATCATATTCTGCTTCGTAGAAGGTACGGGAAACTTTGGGTAGGGCATGGAGAATGATCACATTGATCTCACCGCGCACAGCGTTACCAATTTGCTCCCCGTTAACAATACGCTTGAACGTACCGTTGGTATTGGTTTGAATACGGCGTGATTGCGATGCCGTGCTTAAAGACCTAGCGAGATCACTAAGTTCCCTAGCGCCGGTAGTAGTAACTGCACCTTGTTTAAAGATTGAAACGTTGCTCATAAAGACTCCTTATTTCTTGGTTGGTTTACGGACTTGCACGGTATATTTGCGCTCGGCTTGCATACCCACAGGGAAAGCATCGGGGTTGGTTTCAAGGAACTCGCGCATGTTAGTGCCGTGGATTCTTTGCTCCAGTAGGAAAGGTGCATCATGCTCTTTGATGAACTGATACATCGAATCCCAATCGCTCGTCCAGTACCGTGTTGAAATCCGGCGAGAGATTGTTCCTACTGGTGTTCTAATGCTGTCAATGTTTTGCGTGTTGCAATGACCCAATAACTCTCCTGCTACAACATCAAACTGAACTTGTAGTTCTTGTACTTCTTGCTTGTGTTGTTCTTCTTTCTCTTGGATTGCATCACGTAACTTTAAATACACAGATACCAACTTGTTAAGGTCAACTTCGACCTTATCTGCTACTTCACTCATGGTTATGCTCCTACGACTTGGTGAACTACTATTGTATCATAACATTTGACTTTGTCAAACAGTTTCTTCTATTTCCTGTCGGTACAAGTCAATTATTTTATTGTGGTTTGTAATGTTGTTTTGCAACATGTAATACAACTTAGATTCTACTTCACTACCCTTGATATGCACCACAGTCATGGCATTTTTTTGCCCCGGACGGTTGATACGTGCATTGGCTTGTAGGTAAGTTTCTACGCTCGTTACTGGTGCGTACCATATCACGGTATTGGCGGCAGTCAGCGTGAGACCGTGTGAGGCGGCTTGAGGCTGTATGACAAGCACGTAGGGGTTAGGGTTTTCCTGAAATTGCTTGACTAATTCAGTACGTTTATTTACCGAAACCTGTCCGTTAATTACCCCGCAAGTTATGTTGTTCTTTTCAAGGAACGCTTGAAGGAGTTCAATAGTGTGTGTAAACGGCACGAATACTAGAACCTTATGAGACGACTCTTCGATCACCTCAAGAATTACTTGTAGTCTGTTACTTACATCAAACTCTATAACCTCCCGTGTATCTGAGTAAACTGCACCGCCCGAGATCTGCAAGAGTTTGTTGATGTTAGTCGCCGCATTGACTGCACTAACTGACTCCCCACCCGCCGTGATCATCATTTGCTTTTTGAGGATCTTATAAAACTTGGTCTGTTGGGCGGTTAGCGGTGCGTCTCGTTCAACGTAGGTTACTTCTGGTAAGTCTAGGCACTGGTCTTTCTCAAACCGGATAGCGGGTTGTAGGATTTTATGTACCACATCTTGCGCTCCGGGCTTGGGAACCCACCGATACTGGGACACCTTATACATAACCTGATCCCGGTATTGCCCATAGTATTTAGGGGTGCCATCGGGGTTAATCAGCCTACCCAATCCAAAGGCATCCAAGGGGGACTGAGCCGCCGGGGTGCCCGTCATCATCCAGAACCACTTGGCTTTGGCGGCTACCTCTTTAAGGATCTTCCAACGGTTAGTTTGGGCATTCTTGTAGGCCGAGGCTTCATCAACCACCACCATATCAAAGCCACCTTCGATCACCTCGTCCTTGACTACCGCCAACCCATCAAAGTTAATAATTACGTACTCAGAACCAGCGTCAATTATTTTCTTACGGGTACGTGCGTCGCCATAGGCTACGGAACAGGAGCGATGCATCGCAAACTTGAATAGATCGTTCTGCCAAGCCGATTTCATGATGGAGAGGGGGCAGAGCACCAACACCCGCTTGACCTCCCCAATCTTCATTAAATAGTCCGAGGCCCATATTACGGAGGCAGTCTTACCCGTACCCTGCTCGTTAAAGCAGAATGCCCGCTTGTGTAATGTTAGAAAAGATGAAGTCTCTTTCTGGTGGTCAAACGGCTTTAGTTTCCCAGTCCATTGGTAGTCCCGCTTGATCGTAGACGGTACCCCCTTGATGCGCAGTTTGGCTAGGGACTGTGCTTCTACTAGCCCCCAATTGACTGCCACATCGTATATATCCTCGGTCTGGTTTACTACTGCACTCTTCTTGATTTGTTCTGTTATTAGGTGTGGTCGTCTTGTCCGAACCAAGAGCACCTTGTCATTTAGTATTTGCACGCTTTCTTTCCCGTGGACTTGTTTCCGATACCAGTTTCTTGTTTGCATCCCGGTCAAAGGAGCGGTTGGCTGATGCCTTGACTACCTTCAATCCATCTTTATTTGTACCACCTTTTGACATGGCTTTGACATGGTGGACATCTGTACCGTCCCCCTTTGTTGCCTTGCCTTCACGGAGGGCTTTACGCCGTGCGTTATTACGTTGGGCACGGTTCTTCTTCTGTTCTTCGGTTCCTTGATATTGTTCGTACTCTTTTTTGTACGGGCGGGGTTTATTTACGTAGGGCATTTTCTACTTCCTCCACAGTTTCAAAAGGGCCATGTTCTATTCTGCCGTAGACGGGTAATGTCAGCAACCCTATTTTTTGAAATGCGGCAATAAGTATTTGCCTTTCATACTCACCTTGTACTTGTATTGAAATAGCCCCAACTTCAACTGGCTGACACCATGCGTCTGAATGCTGTTTTTGCACCATCACCTTCATGTCGTAGCCTGATATTTGATTCGTGCGTAATGTAATAGTCGAGAGTCCGCTAAGTTTGTCTCCCGGCTGCCCTATTTGCACTTCCATTTCTAACCCCATTACATCAGACGTGTTGTATTCAAATTCTGGGTTACGTATCGCCAGTTGTCTTGCTACTAAATATCCCATTAACGCCTCCTATTGTGTTCACAACTGGTTACTGGGCAAAATTTACAGAGGGGGCCGGTGTTGGCGTTCCATACTCCTGATTCTTGAGCAGTTGCAAGGCGATCTAGCCCCTCGTCAAACGTGGAGAAATATGAGTCCCGCATATCGGCGGTGTGTTCTTTGTGAATAAACTCCCCGCTGATTACAAATATAAGGGCTGACTTTATCTTTTCGACTTGGGGGAAGTGGGTGAATAGCGCGGCGGCTAGTATGTCTAACTGTTTCATGTCTGCATACTTGGCATTTTTGCTAGTCTTGTAGTCAACCGAGAAAGCCAAGGTGTCATTAACAATTACCAAGTCCCCGATGCCCCGCCACCACACATCTTTATCAAAGAACCCGCATGGCTCGTACCCAGTCGGCGTGCGCTTGACACCCAGTTTAAGTTCGCAATGCTTTTCCCCGTCGATGATATTAAATGCATCGCAGATGTCTTGGAGGAAAGGAAACTTCTTTGGTATGGGCGTACCTAGTTTTATGTATTCTTCAGCAGCCTTATGTACTTCTTGTCCGTAGATTGTAGCCTCGCTACCCTCGTCTTTTACATCTTTAGCAATACGTAGGTGGTAGTACTTTTTAGGGCACTGCTCGAAAGTTTTTAATGATGAGTACGACCACGTAACGTTGTTCATATAAAGTCCTTGTTTTTAATTCCTAAGTCAAGCGATAACTTTTCATTCTCAGTCTTGACTCTGTGGTACGCCTGTTTCCAATGCTCAACTTCTTTCTTTAACCGCTCGATCTCGGCTTTGTATTCTTCGGGAGTCATTCTTTCACCTTATAAAATTTCTTAGATCCGATACGCACTACATCAGCAATATTATTTTCAACAAATCTTTCTAACACTCGGTATACCCTAGTCTTGCTAACGATCCACTCCTTTGCAATCGTCTTTGCTTGAACGGGGGTTTTCTTATGTGAGCATAGATACTCCCACACCCCTTGCTCAAAGTCGGTCATCTCAACTGCCATTACTTCCTCTCCTTTGATTGATACTTTTTGTTCTGCTCACCCACCCATAGGGCGGCGCAGGCTAACTCCATTGTTTCGCTTGGCGGGTTTATTTTTAGGGCGTTCTTGCAACCATCCTTTAGCCCATTCTCGTACCCACTACTCCACCCGACCCATAGAAAAAATACGATCAGAGCGAACAGGGCGAATAGTTTCATGTGTTCCTCTAATTAACTCTTAAGTTTTAGGCCGTGTTCAGCCAATGCGTTAACAATATTATTAAGACATACTTTACCGAGGTTTGGTACTTTCCTTAAGTTATGGGTATGCTGATTACACAACTCACCAATCGTCTGTATGTTTTCTGCTCGTAAACAATTTAGTGTTCTTACATCTAATTCTAAATGCCCAACCGAATAGGAAAGTAGTTTAGTCTTATTATTCCTTTCGTTCAGCATGGCGTCTGCCATTTGATATGCCCCTTCTGCAGCACAAGATGCGGTACTCATTACAACTTCTTTATCCGGCTCTCCATGTAAGGTATCGGCTATATGTAAGGTATCGGCTATATTTGATTTCATGGTGCTGGTTTGAATAATTGCTTGCATCGCCCTAGCCGCAAAGTAATCTCGCAGGCTCATGCCCGGATTGTCTGCACTTGGAAATGCTGGGCCACCATCTTCTACTTCAATAGTAACAATCATAGTCGGGTACCACCACGATTAGCACAAGGCCACACTTGAGCCACGGCATTAATAACAAGGGAGTCAGCAGAGAAGTGTCGTTTCTCAGGATGATTTTCTAAGTATCGCTTGACTACATCTTGGGCTTGCCCTGCGGTTATGTTTCTTGGAGGGCATACCTGTGTTCTAACAAATACATCAATCACCCCCTGCACATATCCGAGAGAGACCGCCCTTGGGATAACATCTGAGTCATTCATCTTAGACAGCAGACCGTTGCCATCCATAAACTCAGCACTTGCTATACACGGTACGAACAACAGACCTGCGATTAGTTTTTTCATTTTAGATTGCCCTCATTACACGTTGTGGTCTACCGGAATCCCCTTTACGTCTTTCGCCTGTATCTTCGATATATTTTTTATCTAGCAGTGCTCTATACCTTGCCGTAACACTAGAGTAAGGTAAGTACGGAAACCTTTTCCGTATCTGGTCACTAATACATCCCATAGTACCGTAGGATCTTATAGCCTCATAAACCATACCTTCAAGTTTTGTAGTATCAACTCTGCGGCTTCATGGCTTGTATCTGGATCGTGTGTTCGTACTAAGTATTTTGGATCTGTACCAAAAGTCATTTTAGATTGCCTCCTGATTTAAGTAAGTCTCCCGTATAGGTGTACGTACCAACGTGTTCTAGTTTGATGAATGGGTTAGCGTAGATCTTCCCGCCGTGCTTACGCCATAGATCGCAGAAGTGGTAGTCCTCAGATAGCAGGGCACCTGTCTCGTCTATGCTTGTAGCAAAGAACTCACTGGTTAACGGCTTAACAT